CTTGGGCGCTCTAAATCAGCCCTTGATATACTTGCACTTCGGTTAAAAATGATCTTTGGCGTTGCTTGGTTTCTTGTTACGTCTGTGATTGAGTTTCTAATAGCATTTAGCTCGTCTTGCAACGGCAAAAGCGAAGCAAGAGCAGGCTCGCCATAAGCACAAACAAAAGTTTGATCAGTATTGCGTTTTGTTTGTGGCAACATATAGCCAAAAATAAATGGCTGTCCGTCTTTTAGTTCTACTTTATCTCTTAGTAGTTCGCTATTGTAAAGCGTGCTAACGCTCCATTTATCGTCGTTTAGCTCATATATCTCATTTAGACAAATTCTCTCATAAGGTCTATTCTCACTTAGATCAATTTGCTTAAATGTTTTATTTTTGATTAGCTTTTTGATGTCGTTTGTTGTAAGGTAAATTCTGTGCACGATATAGCGGATGTCGTCTGTATTTTTGGCATCAGGATCAAAATAGATGTCGTTTATATCCACTTCCTCTATCTTTGCTTCATCTTTTCCCCAAAACACTTTTACCACCGAGCTTGCCGAGAAAGCAGCTTTTAAAAAGATAGGCGAAAAAATCTTATACAAATTTATCTTGTCGCAATAGAAATTTAGTGCCTCTTGCCACTTATCGATCACATCATGCGTTGAGTTTATATAAGGTTCTAGCTTTGCAAATGTGTCATTGTTGAAGTATGTTTCGGTTAGGCCGTCATATATCCTTTTTGCTTTTGAGTTGAGCTTTGGTATGTAGTTTTTGCTCTTGTTTCTCTCTTTTAGGCTGTTATATTGCTCGCTTTCTAACACAAGCAAATACGCATCATTTAGCTTGTCAAAAAACGGCTTATATTCCGCATAGCCATTGTATGCTGTTTGCACTAACTCCTCGAGGTAGCTTATTCTCTCATCGTTCGTCATTTTCGTGTCCTACTCTGTAAATTGTGCTTCTGCTGACATTTGTTAGCTCTTTCACTCGTTTTTTATCAACCCCTTTTTCTTTTAGAGCCGTTGCAAGTTTTACTCTAGCTTGTTTTGTAGGGATAAATTTTACCCCCTTAAGCCACTCACAAATCATCACACAAAAACAAAGACGCAAAGCCTCATCATCAAGTGTTGCCACCTTTCTAATTAGACCTACGTCGATATTTTCTGAAATATACTCGATTTGTTTTCTCAAATCTACCCAATTTTGACACTCTTTCACCAAACGCCTCCGTCATCGTAGTTGATTGTGTTTATTTTTGCTGGCAATGGGTCAAAAAACGTAAGAGCAAGAGCGTCCGCCAAGTCAGGGCTAAAGCCAAACTCTTTTTTGATATTCTCTTTTGGCAAGAGCAAATAACGCTCTTTCTTGTCATAGTAAAAACTAATGGTGCTAAGCTGTTTTTTGAGCTTGTCGTTTGGCACGATACTAAGTAGCCTAAATTTCTCTTTGAGTGTGAAATACGCCTCTGCTCTCTTGTTGGCGTAAAGCTTCTCATTTGTTGCCTTGTATGAAAATTTTGCCTCTCTGACTATCCCACGCAAGCCAAAATCCACTAGAGTATCAAACACACCAGCACCAACGCCCACGCTGTCAATAAAAATAGCGTCTGGCTTCTCTTCGCTTCTCTCATATATGCCAAAAATCTCTCTTGCTAAGGCGGTAACACTATCAAGCCTAAATGTGTAAAAGTTTGTAACGCCGTAACCTCGCCTAATACAAAGCACGCTTTCATCGTCACCCTCACGTGCCACATCTAACCCCCAGACAATGCTAGCTTTTTCGTTTGGCATCTGCGTGCTAAAGGCGTTTTCAATTAGAGCAAGGTTAAAAAGCACGTTTGAGGTTGTATCTAAAAACTCGCCGTATATCTCTTGACGCACCACATCGCTATCTATACCGCCAAGCTCTGCCACCATTTCGTCTATTTGCTCTTTTTTAAGCAGTGGGTTATTAAAACTTGATATTTGAAAATTTACCCAGTCTTTCTCGCCACTCATTCCACGTTTGGCAAGGTCATAAAAGCGGTTTTTGCCTTTTGGCACACCGCCTATAAACGCTCTTGATTTTGGGTTATCTAGCAGCATTGCCCTTATGGCGTTGTCCCAAAGGTATGCATCTTTTAAGATAATGCCAGCTTCGTTTAGAATTACTATATCGTAGCCAAAACCCTCGATATTTTCTGGGCGTTCCGCACTTCTCATATCAAGGTAGCCCTCGCCAATACTTAGCTTTTTATCTTGTGCGTGAAATTTATATAGCTCTTTTGGTAGAGCTTTTAATTCAGGCAAAAAATAGCGTTCATAATATCTTTGTAGGTTTGATGTGATAGTATCTACCCAAAGCACTTTTTTACCCTCTAAAAGCCACTCGATCGTGGCATTTGCTACCCCCTTAGTAAATCCTACACGGCGCCCTTTCTCTATTGTTGTAAAGCGTGCGGTATTTTCAAAAAAGACTTCTTTTTGCCACGGCGTATAGGTTAGGCAAAGCGCAGTTTCACTCATCGCCTTTTAGTTCCTTTCGCTCAATGATTATCTTTTGCTCGCTTTGTATGTTTGCATTGTTGATCACAGTATCAGCCTCACGCCCTAGCACAGTCTCTTTGTTTCTAGCCGTGATCCTGCTATGGGCTTCAACGTCTGCTATCCTATCGCTCATCTCTAGCACCTCATCCGCTTTCTTTTGGTTTCTGAGCGCTGCGTTTTGAAAATAAAGTAAATGTCTAGTTTTCTCATTCACTAGCTCGTTATGCACCTCAATAGAAACTGGTGTTTCCAAAATTGTTTCTTTAGTTGTAGCTACTTCGACAACTTGGGATAATAAACGTTTCTTTGCATCGTTTCTTTGCCATTTCTCAGCTGTGCTTTTCTTACTTATCGCCCCTTTTGTTATGCCAGTTCTATTTTCTATGTCTGATAGGCTTAATCCAATTTCGAAATACTCTTTCGCTTTAGCCCATTGCTCAGAAGTTATGATTGTTCTAGGCATTAATAAATCCTAAACTCGCCCTCTATCACTCCAAGGGCTATTTTTCTCTCTAGTAGTTTTCGTTTAATTTTAAAAACGTCCGTCTGCATCCCCTTAACGTCCTCTATTATCCGCTTGCCATTTTTTAAACGGTATGTAAAATCCGCTATGTATCTGATCTCACGTACAGTTCTAAAGCCTTGCCTTGTTGTTTCATCTGATATTATGTAGCTTGGCATAAGCGTAAAGGGCACTTGTCTATTTAGCTCACTTATCTCGCCAGCTCGCTGTAAGGTTTCTAGCTCTTGGTTTCTGCGCCACTCTTTAGCACTATCAAAGCCCTTGGTTTTTTTGTTGCCATATTTGTTCCTAACATTTACCGAAACGTTGCCAATTCTCATCAGCTACCTCCTCGTATTTTTCTATACTCTCGTGCTTGTGTGCGTGACACCATTGATGACACTCTCTACAAACGGCTATTTGCTTACTGTCGTCCTTATCTGCTCCAAACCTGCCATAGCGTACATGGTGGCACTCTATGCTTTGTTGCTCCTCACATATTTGACAAAGTGGGTATGCTTCAAGTAGTCTTAGCTGATAGGCTCTATTTTCACTTCTTATTAATCTCAAAATAGCCCCTTTGTGTCATCGTCCTTGTGTTTCTCGTTCCACTTTCTCATTACTTCAAGCACTCCGCTTGCGTCCTTGCGACTTACCTCAAAGCTATCAAGTATCTTTTTATTCTCGTCTGCTACCTTTGCAATTATGCTAGCTCCGCTTTCGGTGATTGTGATATATACGGCTTTCATCTCACGCTCTTTTTGCAAAATTTAACGCAAGAGCAGATAGCCCAATTCTTAGCCTTGCTCTTGCTTCATCGCTCATTTTTAGCGGTGCGTCTGGATCAGCTGGGAGTAAATTTGCATTATTTGCCGCTTCTATTTTCTCTTGCTCTTTTTCTTTCTCTTTCACTTCTCTTTCACTCACGTATTTGATTACGCCGATACGCTTTTGATTTTTAAAGAGCCACGCATAAACCTCTGCCTCGTCATCACTGCTTAGCTGCACTGGCTTACCTGCTTGGTTTATGTGGTAGTGGTTGATTAGGTTGCCGTATTCATCTACGCCGATGATCACAAAATCTTTGTAGGTTGCTCCATAGCAAAGCCTCTCATTGCGAAAAAAGGTTTTTACAAACTCTACCAACTGCTCGATATTTTTAAAGCTAAATTTGCTATCTCTGATCGCCTCTAGCGCCCTTTGTTTTCTAAAAGCTGCTACGGCGTTTTTTGTGATTAGCTCGCTTGACTGCTTCGGTTGGATAAAATTTGTCCTATACGCAAAAAAGGGGATAATATCCTCATCTTTTAGCGGCTTAAGTAGCTCTGCTGTGATTAGTGCTTGTGTTTCATTTACCCCAAGCGCTTCTTTGATCGTTTGTATGCGGTTCATTTAAAACGGCTCCTTGTTTTCAAGATATGCCACGTTTTGGGTAGCTATTTGGTTCGTTTCTTTCGTGCTCTCGAGGTAG